CACACCGAGACAGTGGAACTCATCAAGCGATACCTTGACCAGTATCCTGATGCCACTGTCGTTGCCGAGCAGTTTGACCTGCGCCCTAGTAACAAGTTCACAGCAGACCTCACCCCTGTGAAGGTCAACGCTGTGCTTGACTGGCTTGTCGATGACATCCACTATCAGACCCCGGCGCAAGCCAAGGGCCTCGTGAAGGATGCGACGCTGAAGAACCTAGGCTGGTGGCTCACCGGCAAAGATGTGAACTACAAGGACGCCAACGACGTGAGAGATGCGTTCCGGCACCTGGTGTACTACCTTGTACACGAGCTACACCACAAGTGGACACTCGACAACGGGTGGCCAAGGTAATAGAAAACCCCCTGGCTAGGAAAGGAGAACTAGCCAGGGGGTTTTCTCACCCAATCGCCCACAGCAACCACACAGAATGTGTTGATAACTGTCGCTACTTAGTATAGCACACTCAGCCGATCTTCGATGCTCCAATACAGAGGCCACCCCAGCCAATATTGTTGACTGGGCTACACTGAATCTTGACAGCAACATTCACCTTGCCAGGGCTATAGGCGTAGTAAGGCGTCGTCGCCATGCGGAACGACGTGACACCCTCAGCGTGGTTGTACGTGTTGGTAGTACCAACGTTGACAAACTGAGCATTAGCAATCGACTGGAACACGTCGATATTGGTGTCCTTGGAAGAGTTATTGTTATCCAACGTAATGCAGTTGGAGAACAACCACAGGCCCTTCGAAGGCAAATCGATCATCTGGGTGATCGTAGCGCTCGCGCCGTGCTGAGTGTAGCGGCGCCACTGAGAGAACGATTCGTTGTTGTTCACATATCGAACATCTGGTGCACCACCCCAGACCTTCTCAGATCGGTTGTTGGTGTACAGGTACATCTCATTCGTATCTGCACGATAGATCAAGATGTCCATAGCGTTTGCAGCAGCACTCTTAATAGCCGACAGCTTGGCCGACTCATCAGCAGCGTTCTTAGCAATAAGAATACGATTCTGCTGAAGCTGCTTGATGACTTCAGATACAGAGTTAAAGCCCAAGTTCATAAACGCGGGCCAACTTTGAATAACATCATTCGGACTGTAGACCCAGATCCCTTGTGGATTGGTGGCCATGGTCAGTACCTCACTCCTGTAATCTCCATGTACAGATGGGAATACCCATCCCAATTGTAAATCAACTGCGGTTTAGATTCCGAGCCTTCCACACCTAGATACATGTAACCATCGTAGTACTTGTCGAATGGGATAATAGTGGTGTAGTTAATGATAGCGTCAAGAATAAACTTTCCTTCTTGACCAATCGACCTATACGAAGTATAGCAATAGCTACGCAAGACGTGGCCTTTAGACCCATCCATTACACCGACAGAGACGGCTGGACCACGGCTGTCACCTCGGAAGAGGTCGGCTCCAACCACGAGTTCAAGTGTCCCAGTCAAGGTAAGCTGCATGAACGAACCGGAATCACCCCAAGGCAAAGACTGGTACCACAGGTCTTCATACGTGCCGACACCCCGGCTACGGCCCGGCTGTGGAATAATCATCGAATCACTAAAGGGAACTGCCACACCAGAGTTTGAGCGGCTATTGGTGAGAGCGTTAATGCTATCAACTGAGTTGCTGAAGTTACTCTTTAGCAGCCTGAGTTCAGCTTCCAGTGAGGCAATTCGACGATCAACGTCAGTGCCCCAAGCCTGAGAAGGCTGTGGAAGGTTATGCTTCATGATGCTTAAATCCCCTCAGCGTTAGTTCCTCTAGTGTAAGGCCCGTCGGGTCTTCTAGTTGTTCGACACGTGGCGTATCAAAGATGTTCATCACGTCCCACAGGGTCGTCCAACCTTCACACGTCAGATCGACACCAGTCTCACTGTAGTTGGCAGATGTGATCTGCCAACTGTACCTGTCGAAAACAGCCGTGGTCCCAGCCAAACGACCAAAGACCTGCACCCTGTCGGCCAGCTTACGGTTGGACGTGAACGACACCAAGTCGTTATAAATCTTGTCCATCGTAGTGTTCTTAGGCCAACGCTCTTCTGCCTTAGCTGGCAGCGGTTGCCCAGTGAAGTCATCAGCATCCGACAGGATGACCGGCGGGCGCTCGAAGTCGTAGACAACAGACGTGTACGAGTCATTCACTGGCGGCATCCCAGACCATTCAAGTGTAGTCTTCGTACCCAATGCATCCTGAGCAGCATACATGCACGCGGCGTACGCCTTATCCAGGCTGTCGATGAACCGAGAGCTAATCTTCAACGGCTCAGTCTTGTGGGGATAGCCAGTGTAGAAAGTCAGGACCTTCTCTTCGTAAGGTAGCGCCTGGCCGTAGATACGCAGTGTCGAATAGTCATTCTGACCATCCGACTCAGCAATACGGTATGGTCCAAGACGCTTGTTCAGCATCCCAGTAACCGTAATCTTAAGCTGGTTCGGCTCATCACCAAGTTCGACAGTAAGACGACCCCCCTCAGCCCTCCACTGCGCGGGTGTGATGGGCTTATTGTCCTTGCCAACAACCGTGTACACACTGTAAGGCGGTGTGTGCCTAGTGGCACCTGGACCCCTAGGAGCCTGGATAATCCGTGCATGAAACTGGACTATATACTTGGGATCAATACAGGCAGGTTGACCTATAACACCTTTAATCAAGTTAGGTGTTTCGAGAATGAACTCCTTAGTCTCTCCCGCCTCGACAGATAGTACCTCGCTCTTCTTCGCGGCATCGAGCAGCATTTCACTAGGTGCGACTGGTGGCCAAATAAGCATAGTTGGGCACTCACCCCTGTGACTATAAGGGTCATAAGAAATAGCCCCGTTAGCTTCAATATACCCAGCGCTGTACTTTTGCAGGTAATCAATACTGTAATCCACGTAATATGTACACTCAATAGAGGAAGCTGGTTCAGACTGAGCGTAATTCACCTTGTAATCAGTTGTGTAACCTTGAAGGCGTGTAAGAACAGTATGGTTCTTAAACACTACAATAGTGTCATAAACCCAAGTAACCTGAAACCCAACACTCGCCAACCAGTTCTTCAAAATAGACCACAGGTTGCCCTTGCCACCAGGAAATGATTTACGGTCCTCCTCCCACTGCACAGATTCGGTTATGAACGGGTTATAGACATCAGAAACAAATGGCTGCACCCACATCTTAGGTGGCTCTGGCACACCTGCCACCTCAAAGAACTTGCGAATAACCTCTGATACCTTTACCAAGCACATTGGCCCAATATAAGCATCAATATCAAGGAGGTAGAACGGATCGTTAAGAGTGATAGACCAAGACCAAGGACCTGTCGTCAAGGCTCGTGCGACCGCATGGGTACGGCCAAAGCGAACATCATCAAGGATGACGCTCTTGTTGACCACGAGAGCTGGCTCGATCCCACCCGCGCCTTCAAGATGATACTCAGAAAAACCGCCTGTCGTCATGTCCATGTCCATGGACACAGAATCTTCAGCGACAGACCAAGAAGTAAGTTTCTCAGCCGGAATACCCAGTGCTCGCATTACCACGAGTAAACCTCCTCTAGCGTCACAGAAGCCGAGAAATGACCACGATAGTTGTTAACAGTCAAAACCTTAGCAGTACCAGGAACAACCTTCAAATTGCCGCCACCAGACGGATACGAGTAAGTGTACTCAGGCGGTGAAGTATTAGGATACTTAGTCAGGCGAAGACTAGCCCAGCTAATGTGCCCTTCTTGAACAGGCTTCATAGTAATTTCCCACACACCTTCACCAAAGCTGAAAACCTGATTCTTCAGCTTAGTAATGACATGCAGGGGCAAATCACCACCATCAACACGCATAAAGCTCCACTCGAACGGGCGCTTGTTGTCCTCAAAACCGTAAGCGAAAAACGTGCCGTACCACCCTTGTGGAATAACAACACGTTCAGTGTAGCTACCGGGCTTACTGAGCGCGAGTGACTGCTCACGCCCGTTCAGCTTGTCACGCTTAGTTAGGAACAGGTTGTTCATATTCAGTATGTTCGGCTTAAGAATGACGCCAGGGTGTCCCGTAGTAGAATCAACGTCCTTCGTAGGGAACAACGCTTGCTTGCCCCAATCGTTAAACGCGAAGGGGGTCCCGGCATGGTAGTGCAGATAAGGCAAACCCATCAGAGGCGACAGCATGTTGTTGAACGCAAATGGATCGGCATAACTCACCCATTCGTCACTCCTGTTCATAAACAGGCGTCGGAACAAGTCAGCCTGTTCACGGTTAAGGAATGACCACGTAAGCTCATAGTGCTTATGGCCGTACACAGAACCATTCGTGTACGCGAATCCATTGAGCAGCGTTGTCGAACCATCGCCCGCGTGAATATTGTCCGACACAGGAGATTCGTCGGGCGCGGGGAACCAAGACATAAAGTTCCCCACAGCGAAAAAGACCTCTCTCGTTTCGCAACCCCTAGTAGACTCCACGATTACCACTCCTCGTATTGCCATTGTCGATGTTACGGCTAATCGCGCGACCATCAAGCATGACCGCTGTCGAAACGGCCTTCACCAACTGATTAAACTGTGCTGGGTTAATTGTAACCAGCCCGTCACCAATACCACCAGAGTAACCACCACCAGACGCCACAGGCACCTGCATCGTGTTAAGTGCGTTCATGAAGCCCTTACCGTAGAAATCGACAGCAGGCTGGGAAATGACGTACTCGCCACTGCGCAACTTGAACAGGCCCTGACCATTCGTAGCCAGCAGATTGTCGGTGGTCGGGTTAGCAGGTGGGCGTCCAGGCAGCAAACCACCACCTGCATAGCCGGGGATAGGGCCACCCATAAACCGACGACGAATCTGACCAGCCTGACCAGCGTAACGCGCTGCATCCGCCGCCTGGCCACGGGTCAAGCCCTTGGACATAGCATTTTGGATGTACTGCGAATACGTCAACAACTGGTTCAGCTTGTTGTAAGCCTGGCTTGTATCCGCATCGACAGGAACAGTAACCTGATTCCCATGGATGCCGTCGATGCCACTCTGTGTCGAACCGATAGTACCCTGGTCGGTGACATTTTCCTTCACGTCACGGGGAACCAGGCCAATCGTGTTAGTCAAGCTATCGAAAGCACCGGCCAGCTCGGTAACCTCACCCTGGTTAAAGCCAAGCTGAGTAACCTGTTCAATAAACTGACGCTTAAGGCTCTGAGTGTACGCCTCAATCTGCTGTGTCGAGTGACCAGCAGCAGCGTAAGCCTCGATCAGCCCAATCATCTGAGACTGCAACGAGCGCAAAGCCTCGCGGTTGGCGATAGCTGCTTCCGTGTAACCCTTCAGCGCATACTGACCAGCTTGGAGGGTAGCGATCTCATTGTTGTTCTCGCTGATCTTGTTCTGGCCCTCGTTGATCTTCTCCTTGGCATCATCGATGTCCACCTGCAAGGACTGAGCGCGCTCCTCGTCGCCGTACTTCAGCGCGACAGCACGGAAGAACTCAGCATCATGCAAGTCTTGCTGAGCCTTACGCATGTCAGAAGCGAGCTTGTCATTCTCCTTGCGAAGATCAGAAACCTTCTTGGTCGTGTTCTCCACATCCTTGCGCAGCGAGTTAAGACCCTTGCGGTAGTTGTCCTGTGCCGTTGTCGAACGCCACCAGGAGGTCAGCGCCTTGTCGAGCGCAGACTTCAGCCTCGACAGGAAGTCCTCAAAGATTTCCGCAGCGGTCTTCGTTTCCTTGCGGGCATGAGACGCGCCTCCTCGGCCACCACTGCCGCCAGAACGCGGCGTGTGTCCACCACCGCCCCCGCCGGACGAGCGCTGAGGCTTGGCACGGAAGTTGTTGCCACTAAACGCCGACCGCCCACCGTTACGCACACCGAAGGTGGGCATACGAATACCGGACGACCGACCCACACCAAACGAACCCTTGCCGGTCTTAGACCGCGTACCACCGATAAGGGCTTGGTACCGTTGGATAGCACCAAAGATAGCCGAAACCTGGCCAAGGGCACCTTGGGCCTGACCGACAGCGTTCACAGCATTGTTGACCATCTGGTTCAACGAGGCATCTGTCTTAGAGTGGTCAACCTCGCCGGACTGGTAAGGCTGAGCGATGATAGCGGCCATGGTGTCGCGCTGCTGCTCGAACGCGCTCATGTCGAAACCCTGAGCCGACAGGAAGTCAATGGTGTCTTGAATCGACTGCTGAGCGTACTGGTATGCTTCCTCGCCAGTCAGGCCCATCTCCTCAATACCAGCAGCAGCGGCGTTGCCCATCTTCTCGAAGTACTCCGAGATAGCTGCAATGTTGGCCTGGCCAGCAGGAGAGTTCGGGTCCATCGACGTGCCGTTCTGCTGCATGGACTCGTACACTTGCTGCATAGCACTGTCGAGCGCAGCAGCGGCATCTGTCGAGGAGAACATCTCGTCAAGGACAGAGTGGATAACCTCGGCCATGTCCTTGAACTCGCCCTTGGCATCGCCTATCTTGAAGCCAGCCTCTTCCGTCTGCTCACCAGTCTCTTCAATACCTTGGCCGAAGAGGATAGCATCGTTCAAAGCGTCGCGCATCGCACCGCCGACACCCTCTGTATTCGACTTCAACTCATTGAGGGCACTAATCTGGTCATCATACTTCTTGGTAGCAACCAAAATACTTCCAGAAGACTCACCACCACCAAAATTCTCATTAAGAACCGCTTGGGCAGCCTCATTAGAGCGCGCCTGAATCTGAGCAATATACCCATCGACATAAGCATCAGCGGCCTTCTTGCCACCACCCTGAGCTTCAGAAGTAGTAGCCAATTGGATGTACTTCTGATACGAGAAGCCCATGTCAACCAAAGCTTGCTTGGTTTCCTTCGACATGTTCTTAAACGAATCAGAACCTTGGATAGCATCAGTGATCAAAGCCTGAGTATGCTCACCAATCTTCAAGGTAGCATAACCCATAGCCTCGGCCTGCTCGTGGGTAGCCTGAACAACCTGACCAGACTTATCCACGTAGTAACCGAGTGCTTGGCCATTAGCAGTAAGGATTTCACCATTCTGCTCAATCGCCGCGTTCAGCTCAACAAAGCCAGATTGGGTACCATCACCAACTTCCTTAGTGTCCTGAACCAAAGCGTTCATAATTGCAGAAGTACCGCCGACAGCGTTCTTAAACTCATCAGCCTTAGCTGAAGCTTCAGAGAACGAATCACTAAGGTACGTAGCAGCCACCGACACAGCAGCCAGGCCAGCAGAAATGGCAATACCCCATGGCCCACCGAACATCGACATCAAGCCAGAGCCAACAGCGGACAGCTTAGACAAGGCACCGACAGCCTGGCCAGCACCCGCCGCAACCTGAGCACCAGCAGCAGCCGCAGACGCCCCAGCAGAAGCCATTTGAGCAGCGTTCTGAGCACCCTTAGCAACTGCTGCCTTACCAGCAGCAGCAGCCACAGCGTTATCCGCAGCGGCAAGACGCTGGTTAGCTGCAGCAGCAGCATTAGCCGTGCCCACGTTAGCGGCCAGTGACGCATCGTAGGCGACCACACCAGTCTGAGCTTGCTTCACGGCCTGCCACACGATGTTCCACGAGACCTTAGACTGGCCCGTGGCCTGGACCATGCGAGTCTGCATCTGCAAGAAGGTAGCAGACATCGACACAGCCGCCGCCTTCACAGCCAAGAGACCGACACGCACAGTGCCCACAGCCGCGAGCGCACCGACAAACGCCTGAATAGGCCTGGGGAGCTGGGCGAAGGCGTTAATGATGCCTGTCGCCAAGGAAATCAGGCCCTTGAACGGAACCATGAAGCTGCTGTTAATGGCTGCGCCCGCGTTCTGTAGGGCGTGCTGGAAGGCCTCGACCTTCGCAGCCATAGTGCCCATGATGATGCCCATGGACTCATCAATGAACGTCGTACCCTTAGCGGCCTTGTCGGCTTCCTTCAACTGCTCCACGTACAGGCCGAGGCTGTTCGACATACGCGACAGCAGCTCAACGTCACGGACGTTCTTGAAGCCAAGGTCCTTAATAGCCTGCGCCTTATCAACCTTGTCGTTAATGCCCGCAAGGTGCTGCAAGATACCCTGGAACACCTTGTTCGGGTCATCACGCCAAAGCTTCTGGAACTCCTCGTCAGTCGCGCCAATAGCACGTGCGTAGGTGTGCATCGAATCGCTGCCCTCTGCTGCAGCAGAGTTAATGGAGTTGAAGATACGTTGCAACGATCCTCGCGCCCATTCCTTCGGAATAGCAAGCGACGACAAGGTGGACGACAGGGCCAGAATCTGGTTCTGAGTAAAGCCAGCGCTCTTACCTTGCGCAGCGATACTCACCATCATGTTCGCAATCTCAGGCTCAGTCGCAACCGACTTCGCGCCGAGGTCCGCAACCTGGTTCGCAAGGACAGCGTAACCATCGCCAGCACCCTTGGCTGATTCCTGCAAGCCACCCATCATCTGACCGAAACGACCGAAAGCTGTCGTCGCAGCCTCAACCTCCATACCAGTCACCGTCGAGAACTGAGCGACAGCCTTGGTGAAATCTTCAAGGTCCTTGGTCGGAATGTTCATCTGCGCACCGAGCGTACCAATCTTCGACAGATCAGCAAACGACGTAGTAGTCTTCGTAGACAGCTCAGTGTACGCGCGCTTCAGATTATCCAAATCCGCTGTCGTGCCTTGAGCAGTACGCTGCACGTCAGCAAACGCACGCTCCTGTGCGATACCGGCCTGGGTAGCAGACGACACCACGCGGCCAAGGCCAGCCGTAATCGCACCGTAATACACAGCCATATCCCGCGCAGCGTATCGAGCGTTCTCGATAGCACGCTCACTTGCGCGAGCATCATTACGAGCGCTGCTTGCACTCGTCCTCACCAACTGTCGATCAAAGGCACCTTGTGTCTTGATCTTCTCACGCTCAGTACGCGCGGCCTCTGACTCGCGGTTAGCGACGATCTTTGCAGACGCAGCCTCGACAGCCGCTGCACGCTTAGACTCAGCAGCAGCCGTCGTCGCAGCCGCCTTAATCTCTGCTTGCTCCAAAGCCGTAAGCGCCTGAATCTCAGCAAGACGAGTAGCCTCGGCGCCCTTCGCCTTCACAAGGCTACGCTCATCCCTTCCCTTCTGCTTCTGCAAAGGGAGCGCATTATCCTCGTGCTTGACCGCTGCCTGAGCGCGCAGCTTCTCAGCCTGCGCCTCGGTCTTACGAGCCTGCGACTGGTTCAACGCCGCCTGGGCCTTCTTCGCCTTGTTCTCGGCCTCGGCCATAGCGTTCGACGCAGACGCCACCTCGCGCATAGCTGAGGCAGTATCCTTCAGCTTGGCAATGTGATCCTTGCTGAGTGCGTTCATCGTGCGAGTCTCACGGATGAACTGGCGATATGCCGAGACAGCCTTATCGACACCAGCCGAGAGATCGGCCTTGCTCACATCCCCAGCAGCCTTATTCAGCGCGCCAAGCGCATCAGCCACAGACCGCAGCGCTGTCGCAGATTCCTTCAGGTTCTTGACCTTCGAGCTGTCGAGCTGCAAAGAATCAAGGACCGTACCACCACGGCCAGAAGGAGACTTCAGCGTAGCGACAGCGCTCTGAAGCGAGCCGATCTGCTTTTCCAGAGCACCAATGCTCTGCGCCGCCTTATCCGCGCCCGAGGCATTAACGTCAATGTCAATCTTGATCGACTCGTCTGCCACTTCCACTCCTAAGAAAAATCCCTGATACCAATCCAATGATACCAGGGACTCTTCCTACCCAACCTGTTCGAGAGCTTCAATAGGCGTTGGTAGCGACTCTTTCGTGCCGTCCGAATACTCAACAGTATCCAGAACAGTGAACGAGCTTTCACCGGGTTTCGGATGCTTATGCTCACGATACCTATCAAGCTCAGCACACGAGTAGCATGTCGATGTTTCAACATGGAACTCAATCGCGCTATGCTCACTGCGTCCATACCAGAGCGGCGTACCACACTTGTTACATAGACTATCGAGATAGTACTGATAACCAGCAGACAAAGCCAGGTCCAGGTTAGTGTATTCAGTTTGATCTATTGGCTCCGAGTCCATCTCGTCGCCAATCCATGCAGGCACTGACCGGGCAAACATGCCAGGAGCACCGATAAACAATGTCGGGGGCTTACCTTCAGCCCTCGCCGTTTTCAACAAGAGAATCATCCACTGGTTCTCCGGTCGGCTCAGTTCCGTCCCCACGAAACGTAGGGTCACTAATCGCTTCCGACACCACGGCACCGAGCTGCTGTGCATCGTTCCATGTCCCGCAGATTTCCTGCCACAGGAACTCGGGCAGGTGACCACGCAGCTCTGCTGCCTCGTCTTCAGTCAGACCCTTCTTCGACTCGCCCGAGGAGTTGTCAACAATCTCGACACAGGAGCGAGAGATAACGTACTCCATCAAGCGGTCTTCCCGCTCAACGGCAATGACCACCTTTTCCTCTTCACTCTTGTTCTTCGTACTGAAGAACTTGTCCCCCCACACGCGACGCTTCAGGACATTGAGTTCCTTGTTCGACAGCGCGCGCAGACGAAGAGTAATCGTCTCCTTGCGAAGAGCCTCAAGCTCTTCCTGAAGCTCGACACCCGGGGAAGTGTCGGTAATCGAACGAGACATAGGTGCCTCAACGATCTGCGCAGTCTTAGCGATCTCGACCAGTTGGGCGAAACGCTCCGCGTTCTCAGTGTTCAATGGAACATCAATCGACTTCACGGTCGGCTTGATGGACGAGATAATCTTAGACAGTTCGAAAGCCATGTCTACTCCAATCAGATATGAGAATACCCCCGCACCTCGGAGGTACAGGGGTATTCTAACAGAGTTGATCAGGCAGTGACAGCCTTGTTCAACTGCATAAAGCCCTGGGGCAGGAAGGGAACCTCAAACTGGATCGGCTTGTCGCCGTCACCCAGGACATCCTTCGGGTTGTCAGGGACAACCTTAAAGGCCGAGAGTTCCTGACCAGCCTCGACAGGGGTGCCCTGTCGGAAGCCGATGCGCTGAACGAGGTAGCCCTCCTTCAGGCCGTCCAGCGTTCCACGCTTGAACAACTGGAACGCCTTGTCATAGACGCTGGTATTACCCGGCGCCTTTTGACCCTTAGCGATCTCCTCACGGAAGAAGGTGAGGGACGCTTCGTAGTTTGCGATAGTCGGGGTCTTGGCGTTCCCCGAATCGCAAATGGAGCGAGAATCGTCAGTATCGCTGTCGGTTGCGCCGAGCGTCATGCCCGCCGCAATAGCACAGGAAATATCGACAGCCTTCGGCGTGCCACCCGTGTAGGTAGCCGCCTTAAACAAGTCATCAGTATTCGTGATACCATCAGCCGGAACCCACCAAATGGTGGTGTTCGGACTCAACATCTTCGCCATAATCAGTCCTCCTGATCGATAGTATTGTCGTCTTCAATGGTATCATCTGCACCACAGCAAGACGGCTGGGTTAATGGTGTCTTATCATCGACACGCTCATACATGTCTGGCAGAACCGAAAGCTCAGCCTCGGACTTCTCGCACACAATATTGGTGTACACATTACGCACACGCATATTAGTCTCCTCTATCTAGGTTGACGTAGAAAGCCATACTGTGCTGAAAAATAGCCGGACGCAAAGTCGAATCGAAATCCTTAGACGTACCGACAGATGCAGCAATATTGATACCATTTGACCCATCAATCAACACAGCACCAATAAGCTTTTCTTTCACAACCGACACAAGCCGATTGAGAAGCCTCTTATCCTCGCCATACACATCCACGTGGAAGGGGTGCTCATACACATCCAAGGTATGCCCGGCAACCGACTTGTAACCTCGTAGCTGTCGGTTGATCTCAGCGCCGCCATGGTACACAATGTACAGCGGTGCATCCACCTTACGAGCAAAAGAATCGAAAACCTCAATACCCTTGATGGTGCGCAAAAGAGCCAGGCATGCCTCGTCAAACTCTAGGGTCCGGTCCTTCACTTCAGCCTCCCGTAGAACTCTTCACGGAACACAGCCGTCACGCGAGGCAGGTACTTTGCAGCGACAATGCCCTTCGTGCTCTTGCTGCCTCGTGCCTTGCCACGCAAGCCAGAGCGCAGATAGCCAGAGGTACGGTTGCCATACGTACCGTTCTCTTGCCAGGAGTAGTAGGGTTTTTCGCGCTCCCACTTATGCCAGCCGATCTCAACGGTCTTTCCACCCTTGGATGCATCGACACTGAATGTGTCACGCATGTAGCCTGTATCGACACGCCGAGGGTCAGTACCAATCAACTGGCGGCCATACTCAGTAGAAGCAGCAGCAGCAGCCTTAGCGGCGGCGTCAACCTTCTTCCAAGCGGCGTCGATGATTTTCTTTTTTGCTTTGGCTGCAACACCGTAACGGTCGGAATCGACCGTAACCTTAATGCCGGTAACTCGACCGTCGTACCGTACTGTCTTCTTAGTGCGTGCCATGAGCAGTATCACCTGTCTCCACATCACAAAGTAGTGTTACCTGCCAGTTTAGCGTATCGATCTGGGCATTACGCACAACGAGCTTCAAGCCCTCAACCCTGGTGTCGGTAGGCATTTCGTCTACTTGGAGACGCATACCTTCACCGAAGGATACACGTACAGAAGGCTCACCCCACAAGTCCCGCGACACAAGCTCGTTCTTGTCGAGATGCAACAACTGCACACGATAAGCGTGAACACCTGTGACTTCACCGGCCCACTCGCGGTTACGGGCACGCCAGTCCACGTTCGGCGTAATGTTCGCCCAACCCCTCCACACTGGGTGGTTGTCCTTAGCCGACAGACCATTGTCAGCCGTCCAATCATACGACACCGTGTCGGGGGTTTCGTAGATGCTCACCTTCGTATTAGCCAACAACTGCAATGGGTAGTACGAGGCGTACAAGAACAGAGGGTGAATATTCGGGTCAATCGACAAGCCCACTAGAAGTTCACCGCCCAATCCACAGGCTCAAACGTTGGCTGCACAACATCAAAGCAGAGGTTGTTTTCCTCGTCTTCTCTTGCCTGGGCGCGCAACTGCTTAGCGCGTCCGACAATGGCCGACAGCAGCTTAGCACCGTCAGTCTGCTTGTCGTCCGTTTTCAAGACAAGTAACTGCAAAGCCTTATCCATGCCAATAGCGTCACACGCATCAGCAGCAGCCAGCTTCACATTCCCGCTGTTAACAGCGAGCAAAGCCTCAATCTCTTCATCCGCGAAGAGGTAGCGTGGCTCATTGCGAAGATCACGCAAGTCCTCCAACTTGCGCAGATCAGGAATAAGAACACGCACCTGACCCACAGGCGAAGAAAAATCAATATCAGTCATGAAACCAGTATAGCAATACCCCTGTGACTAAAAGCGACACAGGGGTATTGCTAATCCGGCAGGATCAGGCAGGATCAGTCACGCCAGTCGATCCAATGATACCATCGTAGCTGACGAGGCCCGCACCGGCAATTTGCCGGATACGGATTTCGATATCATCATTGTCGAAGCTGCCCTCGTAGGGGTTAACGTCGCCACCGCCGATCATCTGACCAGTTGCGTTATGGATACGAAGCTCGGGAGCTTCGCGACCCAGCATACCCGTCTTGGCCAGAACAGTCTTGCCATTCGCACGGCCACCCTTCGGAAGGAGGACCCACGCATTATCGCCGCCGACGACGCTAATCAGATCAGACGTGACAACTTCCAGGTCCTTCAGGGGGTTAGCCTTGATATCCGTCCGCTTCCCGTTCTGCACACGGATTTCGTTAATTTGGGTATAACCCTTAGCAACCTCAGCGAGAGCAGGGTTAGTGACAAGCACGAAGCCTTCAGGCACATAAGTCGAATGACCATCACGGATGGTCGCAAGAGCCTGGTAACGAGCCGCAACAATCGCATTAAACGACAGCGGATAAACGTTGTGCAAAATATCAAGATCACCACGAATGTCCTCTGGAACAGTGGAGAACTTAGCCTTCGTCTTGTTGGTATCGTTAAAGACATCAGTACGAAGAGTCTTCTTCTCAGGGTCAAAGAGCTGCAACAGGACCAAAAGGTCCTCAGTACGCGCAGCGATAGCAGCAGCATCCTTCGGGAAGCGACTAATCACGTTCCACTGATCGTTAATAAACGCTTCGAAGCTGAACTGGACGCGAGCACCGTGCTTAGCGGTGGTAATAAAAGCACCATCCGCCTGGTAGCTCATGGTGGGGTACGGCGTCAACTCAGGCACATGAGGCAGAGTGCCCACAGGGTGCTTGTAGCCGCCATTGTCGATAGGGGCCGTGGTGCTATTAGGCTTCAGCGACAGAAGCGAGGAGGCGCGGAAATCCGACAGCAGCTCCTTCGTCGCGATCTTGTCCCAAATCGTCTCATGAGCATCGTAATACTCCTGAAAACGAACATTTGCGGCCTTCACAAACATGGGGGCCAACTGGTCAGAGGTGATAGCCTCCTTCAGGCGCGCCTGCGCGAGACGATCACCCTCAAGAGCTTCAGCCAACTGGTTATTGAAATCAGCTTGGTCCTTAAAACGCATGTTAAAGTCTCCCTATCAGGCGTTCTTCGCAGGTGCGAGAACGACCTGCATCTTCTGAGGGTTGGGAGAGGCAGCAAGAGGCTCCTTCAGCCAACCGATAACAACATCAGCACCGGCCTTAACGGTCGTAATCTCAGGCTTCACACCTGCGCCAGTTGCGGCCTTCGCGTACACAGGAGCGCCAGCCTTAGCAGCGGCAACAGACTTGCCGACAAGCTCAAACACGCCACCAGCGACACGCACAGAGGCGTAACCCTGGCCATTCAGGCCGTACGTAGGAGCGACCAGGACATCCCCAATAGTCGGCGTAGGACCACCTTCAGTCGCAGGATTAACCTTCGACTGAAGAATACCAGCGATGCCGTTGTCCTTGTTGATAACAACGACATCCCCAGGCTCAAGATGAGCCTGCGTGGCATCAACAGGGAGGGAGAGAGTCTTCGAGTACTCAAAAATCTGGTTGTCATTGACAACCGGAACCTCAATAGGCATGACTGCCATGGTAGTCACCAACCAATCTTTCCGTAAGATTCCTTCAAGGAAACCTCAGTGGACTTGTCTTCGACGGGAGTGGCAGTCGCAGCGACAGCCTCCTTGAGATACGCGCGCTCAGCCTCAAGAGCGGAATCGACATCCGTACCCTTCTTCACAGCCTCACGAACACGCACGACAGCCACATCAGGAAGCCCCGACTCAGCAATCTTCTTGCCTGCTTCAATAGCGCCATCGACATCGACAGATGCCGCTTCGACCTTCTCGTCCTCCTTGGACTCCTGAATAGAAGTCACAACGGAATCGAGCTTAGAACCAAGTGCCTCAATAAGAGTGGCAAACTTAGTCTCAAGGTCGCTGAACTTGGACTCGATCTCCTTGTCCACGCCCGCCTCCTTAGTAATAGAGTTGTTTCGATTTGATTCTAGCAGATCAATAACTGCGCCACCCGCACCGGGGGCAGTAACAAAGTCAACTGAGCGAACACCGGCAAAAACAGGAACAACGCCTGTTTCCGCAATTGGCTCGTTGCACCAAGCATTGATGGAAACACCAATATGCTCCCACTTATCCTGAATCAATTTATTAACGCCAGAGAACACCTTACAGACGGTGTAGAGTGCCCCGTCTTCCCCCACTGTCGCATCTTCAAGGAAGACACCAGCGTAGTCACGAATAGAGCGCTCAGGGCGCTCCCACTCCTCGGATTCAGTTGGGTGGTCGATGAACATTTCCGTGCCCGCCTTGAACAGGTAAGCGGACTCAGCCAAGTTCTCAGCAGTGTAGATACCACTCGAACCCTGGCCGGGCACGATAATACGGATGCGGTACTTACCCTCACCAAGAGACTCAGTACCGACAGCCGCCGTTGACTCATGCAGCTTATGCATCAGTGCTCCTATCTCGGTTGTCATTCGTACCATCAGACATTGGCCCAACACCCGTTGCGCGCCCGTCATCCTTGTTGCTGTCGTCGGGGCTGTCCGTGTTGGTATCTGTGCCGTCCTCGTCCTTGCCTTCATCCGGCAGTTCAGGCAAGTCTTCCAACGGCAAAGAGCCAGCAATCTTCAAGAGCTGCAAAACGCCCGAACGCATCTCAATCTGATGCAGGGCACCGTTCTGGTACGCAAGCGTCAAAGACTGAATACGACGGTGCGTTTGGTCGTTGTTAATTGAACCGTACTCAATTGACACCTTGATGCCGAGAGCCATAGCAATCTCATTCAGCATGTCGATGTGCAGTTGGCGTCGCAGTTCCAACGCCTTAAACGTCGGGTCTTCCAGCGCAGTCTCAGCGCCCTGTCGTCCACCGGCAGAGCCGTCCGTCAGCAACACCGACAGGGGGATGTCGAGAGCAGCCGACACCATAGCCGCAAGAGGTGTGCCAGCCGAGAAATCAATGCCCGCACCGGCCTTGTTAATTGCCTGGATGTCCTGCCCGGCTCCAATGTTCGCCGTGCCACCGACACCAGGACCAGCCATACGCTGCTGGACGGCCTGTTGCTGCCTGGAGTTAACGCTCGTCGCCTTGAAGGCCAACTTTGCCAAAGACTTCTCCATAAGGTGCGCAACCTCAAGATGTTCCTTGTACCGCTGCGCATACGACATAGCACTCATAAGATCAGGCTTGCCGTACTGTTCCGACATCAGCCGGTTCACCGTCGCGTACACAGCAGTCAAGCGCCGATTCACCTTGTAGTTAGACTTAGTGATCTTCACGCCCACTCGGTCCCACAGCATGTACCACTGAGGGTCACCGCTCACGACAGGATTAATCAGGAGTGCAACGACATCGCCGGTTGCATCATCAGTTGCCACACCACCAAGGCGCATGAGCGGAACAGGCGTAACAGTCTTTGTTGCCTTGTCGATCAAGTAGATGACGCATCCGTCCGTATTGAACGACTGCTCATCGCGGACACGGGCCTGGACACTAAAGCACGCCTTCGCGTTCTCATCAATCACCTTACGAGCCGGTCGCGTCTCACCCTTGTAGACAACCGGATCGGCCCACATATAGGCATTACGGACAACCAAGCCACGCTTCACAATCGGATTAAGCGTAGCCAAACGACGTGCGCGTGCAGAGTGATCCCTGATCACATCAAGTGTAATCAGGGCATCCGGTCCCTCGACAGCAGACAGTGGTAGCCAGCCAATGTCTTCGCGCTTGAGACGCGCTAGGGTGTCGGAAAAGGCCCCCATAGCCTCTCTAAACGTCTGCTCATACTTCATGCTGATTATCCTATCATGCTAGAAATACAGACAACTCTTCCTCGAACATAAAGTCAAGGAGGTCATCTTCTTCTAGCAGATCATCCGGTGAATAGTACTGTCCTTCTGCATCGCCAGCCATAATTGCCCCAATATTCTGGTATGCATAAATGACAGCATCAAGAACGTCAGGCGACTTGATGCCACGCTTACGCATATTCTCTTTCGATTCAATAAGCAGCGCAGACCCACGGTACTCGTACTTAATCGAAGCGATCTCGTTATGCAGCTCATCATCGTCCGGCAGGAAGACACGACCATCAGCGACAGCCTTAGCGAACTGATCATACATAGCGGCGCGGTAGTTGTACCACTTCGTGCTATCCCCAGACTTTGCGTTGCCATGGATACCGACGACAGACATGCTAGGCGGTACGTAATTGTAGATGCTGTCGAGCACTGACGCACCGACGCCAATCGCGTCGATACGAATCTCGACAGCCCCCAGCTCTGTGGCCAGCTCACCAACCTTGCGCGCAAGCTCAGGACCGTTCAACCCTTGGTAGCGCCCATGAATCTTGATGTAGCCACCCTGGTTCGACACAATCACCGAGCTGTCGGAACCATAACGGGCAACGTCAACACCAATGGTGATCGGCATACCTTCGTCCGGCTCCGAGGTGTCGTAGGCTTCCATGGACTGCATGACACGGCCCATGTTGAACAGACCGTCATCGGACACGTCGGGAAACTCACCGAGGACACGCGCCACGAAACGAGGGTCATCCTCGCCCCATTCCTTCTTGCGTGCCTCAACCCAGTCAACCTGCACAAGACGAGTCGCAACTTCGACAGGTACGACTTCACCAGTGAAATTAGGTGTGTCGTATGCACCGAACTGGATGATGTTCCAGGAGCGCTCTTCTGGCTTCAGGCGCATTTCCCGCTTGAACACCTCGGCCATGTAACACGACGGGTCGTTAGGGTTAGCGATAGCCAAGATGCGAGCGTACTTATTGGTCGTGATTGCGTCCGCAGCGGTGAAGATTTCCTTGGAAATGCCTCCCGCCTCGTCCATGATGACTAGGACGTACTGGTCGTGAACACCCTGGAAACCGGACTCGTCCTTATCATCCGGCTTCATACCGAAAGCGATAGGGTCTTGTCGATCTCCCATCTTCCACGTTGCGTCGGCGTTAACCTTGCCACTGATGCCAGCGTCAGCCTTGACACGGGGTATTTCTTTCCACAAGACGTTGCGGACCTGTTTCCAGTTCGTCGCCGTGGTGACGACTGTCGTATCATCGACAGGATGAGTGTCTACCCACCAGTTAACAAGTGTTGCTGACAAACGGCTGTTATGGGTCGGCACCATGTGCTCACCCACGAGGTACATGTGGCTCTCGGAGTCCACCTCGATACACTGGGTTGGCTCAGTCGGCACTGGCACGACATCGACAATGGTGCGAACAGTCTTGCGCGAAGCCTGAGCGTCCTGTTCTGGGCGTTCAAGGCTCTTCACAGAACCGGGCGTGAACGGGTCGAACGTAGGGTTAAACACCATACGCCACCGAGGCCCGACGTCTTCACCATTCAGGTACGTGCGCTCCTTAGAGACATTGCAGCGTACACCAAGGGAACGGATCAGCTCGACAACACCGAGTGCCAACTGTTCGTTCATGAGATCAATTCCGACACAGGTCGTCCGCTTTGCACTAGCATTGAAACCATCAGTGTCCATGAGGCCGCGCAGTAGATCAATCCTCTGCTCGATGGATGCGCGCAGATACACTTGTGGGATGTGCTTGTTGTTCAGCACACCAAGCTCACGCAGCTTAGACTTGTAACCCTGGTGCGTGAAAGCAAGGCATTCAGACGCGCCACCATAGCGAGAGTACTGGTACAGATCAATACCCTTATCAGCAAAGATTTGCTTGATATGGCTCTTTCGCTCGCCAATAGTGATGCAAGGATTCTTTGCGTGCCCATCACCAAGCCATACACCGAGAACGTAAGGGTCGATCAGCAGATCAGCCGCTTGTCCGACAATAGGCGCGTTAATAGGAACGTAGTGGTTAGCCTGGTTCTGCTTACCATGACGCAACGATGACATGATCTCTCGCGTCTCGCGGGTACGACCATAAGACCAGCCGTTACGCCAGTCACCCTCAATACGCTTACGGGCGCGGCCCGCCCCCTTGAAGTCCAGCGTCACCCATTCATGATTAGGCGAACAGATAAACTCCGCCCCATCATTGAAGATGACCTTCACGAGGTCATGGTTCCAAATCTGCGACTTACCAGTTACCCTAGTTGGGTGCCCATACTCGTCAAGAACATAGTCACCGACCTTAACCTCGCCGATAGTGGTCCATCCAGTAGGAGTAGGCAATTTTTCGGTTAACCGAAAATCCTTTCCCACACCATTGCCAGTAACCACAAGGGTTTTCTGATGTTCAACAACAGACTGTGAAACTTCACGCTGCTTAGACCACATGAACAGGCCGTGGTCTTCAGCCCACTTGGCAGGATTGTTACGCCACACCTCAAGACGCTGAGCATCAGAAAACTTGCGTGCGACAGCACCGAAAGGCAGCATCAGTCACCCTCAACTTCCACAGTCGCCTCAAGAAGAGCAGCGGGCTTGTTTACAGCCTGAGAGAACCAGTCAGCCTTGTTGGTCTCCAGGGCGCGCTTCGCCTTAGCCGACAGGTGCGGGTACATGAGAGCCGTGTATTCTTCCAACACCTGATTGGTGAACGACAGCATGACATTGACTTGCTTCTCTTCGATCACGCGAATCTCATGAGTCACCGTCTGTCGCTTCAGATTGGCAACCTCGGAGATTTCACGCAAGACAGCAAGGACAGCCTGAAGGTTCTGCCCCCAGTTGCCCTTCTCATCAGCAAGACCAAACATCTCGATCTGGCTATATGCCATATCGACAAGTGCATCAAGACGATCAAGCTGCTTGATGCGCTGGTTGCGAGGCGACAATTCCTGTCGGCTGTCGTAGTAGGACTGCTCAATGATGAACAGTTCTTCAGACGTGAAGCCTGTCGCCTGGATGATCTTGTTACGCTCAGTGCCGCGCTTTAGCAGCGACAAGGCCATGTCACGCTTGCCGCGCAGCTCTGGGTCGTCACTCGTCAGCAAATTGTGCGAGCTGTTCTGCGACATCATTGAGCACATCCTTCACAGTCTTCTCAAACTTGTTGTCTAGGTACATATACGTACCCGCAATGCCAGCAGCCAAGCCAACTGCAAGACCCACCAGGAACCAAATAAACAGCATCAATCCTCCTTCGGCACCGAAGGCAAGTCCTCTACCTTCACACCGGCCTGAACAGCAGCGACACGCACAGCATAGGCATGTTCCTTCCACAGGAACGCTTGCGTGCGCAGCTCAGCTTCCAGATCGTCACGGGCCTCTTGGACTTCTCGGGCCTTCTTATAACGATCTACACACATGTCGATAATAGCCTTGATAACAAGGGTTACGGCAGAGCACACCAAGCCCACCAATGCCGTGTTCATACGCTCTCCTTGTTACTCACTAACGGTTGACAAGTATTCCTGCCTTGTCTTATGGTACCGTTCCTCAGCCTTCTCTAGCTTGCTCTTCGGCAGAACCCCAGGCCGATACGAGTATGGCCACACACGCAGAGCACGCCCCAGGAAGAACAATGCAATGATTACTGACAAAATAATAACATGGAGTGGCCAGCGAACATGTGCCGTGGTCAGCACAAACTCGTTAATTGACACCAACATGATGCCAAAGACAGCGACAAGCGCGGCGGGGCCTTCCAACCACCAGGAACCCAACCACGCCGAGGGCGCGCCCATAATCCCAGATGCGACCATTAGTACTCCCGCGAGGGTGATAACCCACGGAAGTGAACTGTAGCTCGTAATAAAGCCAACACCGGTAATCGAGATAGCAGTGTAGATAACCACCATCACCGCCGTCACCGACCTTGGCTCTGACATAGTACTCAGTAGATTCTTCATGGCCCTTATTATAGCGAACACCCCCTACCAACAAGTAGGGGGTGTCCACACTAAATGTCACTCAGCGCCAGGGGTGCCATAGGACGGGGCAAGATACGTGCCACCAGTATGAGACGCTGCCAAGAGCAGTGCCACAAGGCCCAGCAGCTTATCAGCCACATCGAGCCACTGTGCCGACTGCTCAGGGGCGACAAACCCATACGCGACACCAATGGCCAACAGTGCGGCAACGATGCCGTAAATCGCCTTACGACGTTCCGGCGTCAACACTGCCCACTTCGTTCGATCTGTAGTCAAGACTTCAGGAACCATGTCTAGTACCTCCTTACTTAGATTCTACCAGCTTCACGATTCCATTGTCGTCCTGTTCGACAACGATGCGCCCCTTCAGCAACTTGCCATCTTCACCGAAGATCGAGCAAGCACCATCGAGTCGGGTCTGGCACAGGCCGACAGCCATAGCACCCGTCTCGGTAAGGAAGTAGTCATCGCCCTTGTACGACAGCCAGCCGGTGCGCATAGCGCCGTTTTCCTCAAAGTAGTACCACTTGCCCTTATTCAACTGCCAGCCGGTGAGCATCTGTCCCTTGCCGTTCAAGAGGAACCAATGTTCGCCGTCCTTGATCCAGCCGGTCTCCATCTCACCATAGCGAGTGTCGTGGACATTGTGCAAGAAGTACCACTGACCATCAATGTGCTGCCAGCCGACCTGCAACCAGCCACGGTCATTGGCGTAGTACCACTTCTCATTAACAGGGAACCAGCCAGTCTCCCACGAACCGTCCGCATTGCGGTACCACCAACCGCCGTCTTGCGACACCCAGCCTTCCTTGTTGGACAGGTCAGCATCAAGGTTGTCGTAGTACTCCTGTGCCTTCTCGATGTACTCATTAGCGTACTTGTCACGCAGACTTGCAGGGCAGGCAGTCGAGTAAAAGTCCGAGTGGGGGAACACATTGGAGCGCCACTCAGGGCGACCAAGACCATACGCCCGACAGATAGCAGCGGTCAGGTGCGCGCCCGCGTCGATGGTCTCATCCCCAACATCCCATCCGCCCTCAGCACCAGAGCAGTTGGCGTGCTCGATGCCGATACTCTTCTTGTTCACACCAGGGCAATGCCATGCTGTGTCGGAATCATGTACGAATTGGCAGATGTTGCCGTCGATGTCAACGTTGTAATGGGCGGAAGTCCCGTTATTAGTGAAGGCCCCATACACACCAGCATGTGTCATAGCCTTACCTGCGTTGTGGTGGATGACAACACGATCAAGGGCGAAACCACCACGCCCTTCATCGAAGTTGTCGATCCAGATGTTGTGATCGGCAATCAGATCAGTCCAACTAATCATCGCTTAATCTCCCAAGGACCTATGTACGACTGCTCAGCATTGATGACTTCGGTAAGGGCTTGAATACCCTCGTCTGTCACGAATACTTGCCTATGATGATTCTTCCGCTTCCCGCTGTTGGTAACAACGGTACGCACTCCGAGAAGGCCCTTAGCCTTCTCAGTAGGCATCTTAGACTCATAACTGCGCTTCAGGTACCCGGCACGACACAGGCACCGAATAACCTTGATCGGCCCGATATCGAAAGTTCGCGCGAACTCCAACAGACTTGGTTCCATCACGCACCGTCCACATCAGTGAAGATGTCTGCAAATGGGTTATCCCCAGGCTCCGAAAACTCCATGTCGATAGGCGCTGCCTCGACATCGACAGGTCGCAGAACGTCCTTGGGCTGTCGAATAGACTTGAAGATCAGAGTCCAGTCAACAGGCACGTAGTCACCCAACAGAATCATATCTTTGAGCGTCATGTTGCCGCTTGTCAGCTTAGTATGGTAATAGCGTGCAGATGTCCCCCCGATGATCTCTCCATCCTTCATGATCGACAGCCCAGCATCCTTGAACTGTTGAATCACAAGCTGCCGAACAAAATCAACACGTGTTTCGACATCCTGTGGGTACTTGCCACCCATCCGGGCGGCACGTGCCTTGGCCATGCGGGCGCGCGCTTCTTCGAGCTTAATAGGGTCTGTAACCTTAGTCATTCTGTGTCCCCTTCTTCAAGAGGTCCGGTCGGAAGCCGGACCAGTGCTTCTTAATGTCTTCACCCTCACGCACAACAACGACAGGTGCTTGCTGATAACCCAGTGCGCGGATAAACGCCAGTGCATCCGCATCTTCCGTTACGTCGATGCTATTGAAGGGCAGTCCAAGCGCCTTCAGCTTGCGGTACGTAGCCGTGCATTGCGGGCAGCGGGGCTTGGAGTAAACGTCGATCATTAGTTGATCCTTCCGGTTGATCCGAAACCACCCTTTCCTCGCTTCTTATCTACTTGGATGGGTGGTTGTGAGTAGAGGGCCGAGGTGGCCTCTAGTCTGACGATGACGATTTGAGCGATACGCTCATGTTCTTCCAGCACGACAGGGGTGTCCGTGCTCATGTTCCACAGAGCAACCATGACTTCACCTTCGTACCCGGCGTCGATAACACCGACACCGTTAGCGAGGAGCAGGCCCTTCTTGCTCAGTGACGAGCGGGCAAAGACAAGGCCGACAGAGCCGTCGGGGATGTCATGCTTGTCTGGATAGTACCCTGTCGGTACGAAGACTGTCTCACCTGGGTAGATGATGACGGATGTCTTCGTAGAGAGGTCGAAACCAGCATCATTATAGTGCTGTCGTTGTGGTCGCATTGGTTCTCCTTTGTGTTATCTAGGCAAGATAGAGGGCCAGCACTAACCAGCACTGGCCCTCTACTTATGTGTCAGCGAGTTGTGCCGTATCGACCGACACACCAGGCCACAGTCACGGTGGCTGCACCGAACAGCAGCGACAGAATACCGATCACAGCGGCCTCAGAGGCAGCACCAGTCTTGGCCAGCTTGGCCTTCGGGGCCTCAATCGTTGGCGCAGGCTTAGGCGCGGGGGCCGGGGTAGAAGTCGAAGGCAGGGGCGGGATCGGCTCGATCTTGCAGGGCGTCCGGTCCTTGTCTCGATCAGGATGGATCGTGCAAGGGGTCTGGGTCGGCGTGGGCGTCGGCCCATCCGAAGGCGCAGGGGTCGGCGTCGGCTCGGACGGCTTAGAAGGCTCAGGGGCCGGGGTCGGCTCAGTGGAAGGCGCAGGGGCAGGCGTAGACGGCTCAGGTTCCGGCGTAGGGGCAGGAGTCGGCTTCGGGTCCTCAGAAGGCGTAGGTTCCGGCGCGGGCGTCGGCTTCACAGAACCGTCACCGTCGGTGCCTCCATTAGCCTTAATCGTTGCAGTCGCTTCCAGCTTAAGGCCATTCACCTCGGCATGGTTGGTAACCGAGGTCTGACCCTCGGGCACCTTCATCTGCTCGGGTGGGTACGTGGCACAAGTCTTAGACCCTTCAGGCGCGGTGAAGCGAATCGTGTTCGCATCCACCTGATCGGCGGTAACAACCTCGGTCGTGGCCGGGTCCCAGGTTGGACCCTTAGCGCACTTCACATACGTGCTCAGGCGGGTGTCGAAGTCCTTAACGGTGTACTCGACACCACCCTTGGCAATAAACTTGATGCCCCATCCAACGGTACCGTTGGAATTGGTCCAACCAAACTTAATGTTGGAAGGCTCTGCATACTCAAAGTGGGCCGGACTATCACAGTCATTCGTGCAGACGCCGGTGCCTTCAGCATCGCCCCAGATGAGCTTCCTCGTCACCTCACCATTGAGGGTGATCGTACCCTCGTTAGTGCCGACAGCGGCGTCCTGAAGGCGCGCACGCGCCCACCACGTCCCGCTGACGTTCTCCTTATCCTTATAAGACTCAGGCACCTCAGTCACCTTGCAGGTCAGCGTTGCCTGATCGGCGCTGCACTCACCGACGACAGTGCCGTCATTGAGAGCGAATGGAAAACTAGCGTTCCACTTGAAGCCACCATCCTTAGACGCGACCGTGAAAGACTGGCCAACAGCCAGCCGCTCAACGGTCCAGGTTCCACCCACATTGACCTCGGAAGAGGTCTGTCGAGACGCGGACGTGGCCTTGGTGACCTCGGCCTTGATCTCAGGGGCGTTGTCAGCGGCGTACGCTGCCGCCGGGGTAATCATCAGTAGTGCGACACCGGCTGTCGCAAGAAAACGCTTCATAGCTGATGGTCCTTTCGTAGTTGTCTGGGCTGACACTTAATAGCATAGCTGACAGTCCGAACAAATTACAATGTATAACAGCGTGACACTGCTCACATAGTATCATCCCCCTACCGAGGGTTAGTCGATAGGGGGATGAGTCCCCACGCATTTTGAACCCGCGTGCAAGGCCGGTACTTGGAAGGCGAACCCTCCCGTACCTAATCCCGAGATCAGAGGCGCGCTGTCTCAGGCCGACAATCAGAGGTAATCGTAAGGACGATGCTCCAAAATCTCTTCCATCTTGTGTCCTGGGATGGTGTAGACACCAGGCGAGACGACACCGTAGGTCATCGGGGTAACCATCGTCACAGGAGCCTTCTCGACAATGCCCTGATCGAGAAGAGCGATAAGCTCGGGGTCCTGTGTGGTGATCGTGTAGACACCCGTACGTGCCTCTTGGGTGATGGTGGTCTTCATCTCGTCGTTCTTGATGAGAGACGAATAGCTACCCTCGAAAGCCTTACCCAGCTTGACTGCGAGATCAACGATACTCACTGTTCCTCCTAGATTGTTGTTACTGGGCTAGTATATCAGCCCCAGATGACCTCAGTGTTCTTGTCATTCGTACGCAGAATATATGCCAGTTCTGCATCATTGAACTGATCACCCCAAGATGATACCCAGTATTCTTCGTAGCTTTCTGAACCTTCGATACCATCCGAGACACGCAAGAAGAATGACGAGTTAGTCTGAATCACACAAGGGGCTTCACACTCGTCAAGATAACAAGTGGCACCATTCTTATCCCTAAAGGAATCCCTGGTCGTGTGCTCTTCTTCAAGTTCGACACCCAGTTTTGGTGCGATCTTCTTCAGCAACCTATCAGTGAGTTCATCAAACTGCTCATCAGTTAACACTGCTAACTCCCTTCAGCGCCCAACCAAGATCCTCGTTCAGTTCTTCCATGGTGGAGCACCACTGGGCATCTTTAAGAACAGCCAACAGAAACTCCTCCCAAAAGTGGTCATCTGGAAGACGAGCGAAATCCTCGTCTCCTTCAATAATCTCTGTCGGCTCCTTGAACTCAGCGTCATGCAACCAAGTTGTGAACACTGGAAGGTTGACATCGATAGTCGTGAGGTTCCCCCAGTCAGACCACCAGCCCTCAATAGTGTAGCTTTCGCCGTAACTGGAAGTAAAGGTATACAGAGGGTGGTCAAGCATACCTGTGTACATACACATATCACATGAACCATCTGTATCTTCATAGACGTTTGCATCGAAATTGGTAAGGCGCAGCTTCATTTTAGTTTCCTTTCGTTAGAACTTATAAACAGTGATCTCGACATCGGGGTCATCAGCGTGCTCTTGGATAAGCTTTGCAAGTCTTTCTGACGAATGAGAAAAGCCACCAGAAGAGGTCCACCCGTTAATACAAGTGTAGTAATCATGGACTGTCATATGAAGAGCGACACCAGTGTCGATAACACACTCACTCTTCGCTAGCTCAGCGAGATCATGAACGACACCATCTTTGTCCCTAATCTCTGTGTCGCTCAACTCGTCTACAGGCTTGACATCCAGCATGTCTGACAGCTCTGTAACCTTGCGTCGGACTTCCTCTATCCAAGCATCAAAGTTGGCCTCAGTCATTTTGTTTCTCCTTTCTGTCGTGCTGCTACAGGACTCGAACCTGCAACCTCTGAGTCTTACTCAGTGCTCTCACCAAATTGAGCTAAGCAGCTTGCCACCTGACCAGGGCGGCCCAGCTTTTTCGATGAGTGTGTCTTGGTCATGACACTTTGTGCTATCGAGAAAACTCATCGTCAAGCGCTCCCAGACTAGGACTCGAACCTAGTCCGACAGGGCCAAAACCTGCCGTGCTGCCATTACACTATCTGGGATAAACCCAGGCAGTCCCGGAGGACGCCTGGGAACTAGGTGTTGCATATGCAACGATAGGCAATACTGCCCGTCGGAATGGTGAGACTCGAACTCACGACCCCCTGCTCCCAAAGCAGGTGCGCTACCTACTGCGCTACATTCCGCCCTGGGGATGCTATTCGGACGACAGAAACACACACTAAAAAGAGCCGTCCCTAGGGTGCTACCCCGCACGTGATCCCCGATCACGACGGCTGGTCCATCCTCTTGGCCAAAGAGGCAGGCGACAAGGCCTAATCATCCAGCATTGTCCAGCCGCTTGGTGGTCCCCTTGGTGAGAGTCGAACTCACACTCCTTTCGGAACCCGGGTTTGAGCCGAGTGCGTCTGCCTGTTCCGCCACAAGGGGTAGTGCCTCCCAATGTTCACCGTCCCTTACTTGTAGGGTTTTGAGAGGCTATTCAGTTGTGATGTATTCAGTATAGGGCTACTGTTTCTGAGCTGTCAATCCTATACCGCGTGATGCGTGTCACTCTGAAGTGTTGATGAGCGTCGCGATGTACTGGTCTTCAGAAAGCAAGATGCTGACGATATCGATGCTGTGAAGCACAGCCTTACTATCACCGATGGCAGTACGGACCCAGCACCTACTGCGAATCTTCAGAAATGCACCGTGTTGCGCTGTGATGATAACGCTACCAGTGCTGGTGATCGACTCCAACGCTTGTGCTGTTTCGATTGCTACAGTCCGCCCATAACCGTTATAGTCAACGCTCCAAACACTGAGGTCATCAATACCCGTGTTGCGCAGCTTGATGTTGTCGTCAATCAGCTTATCATAGAGTTCTTGAAACGTATCATTGCTCATGACTGCGCCCCAGGATCAACAATCACAGCGGCATGCCTGGACTCGTCACTCTCAATAGTAATGAACTTCAGAATGTCAAGATCATGAACTACACGATCCTCACCTGTAGCAGGTTCAGTCCAGTTCTGATCGTTGATCTTCAACCAAACGCCGTGATCATCCGTGATGATGATACAGCCCTTCTTGGTGATAGCAGCGAAGTCTCGACAATCCAAGACTGTAGTCACTTCCCGCTTACCAAAACCACTAACGCACCACACGCTAAGACCATTGATATCCCATGTATGCATCCTGATGTGGTTCTCTCGCGTCTGGTTATAAAACTCGATGAACTCCTTGTTGTCGCTCATTCTTTCTCTCCTTCCATTTCAAGAATGATTGCTTGCTTATTGCTGTTGTTGATAAGATACGCAAGCTTGTAGCTGTACAGGCCGATCAGCACAACACTGTCGTACACACGCCAGCGCTCGCCACCCTTCTTAAAGGTGATCCCGTTCCACTTCAGCTTGCGCACCGTCTCAAGGTCCACATTGCCAAGGCCCGGAACGTCAACGAAAGGTAGGTCATCCGGCTGTGCATTGTCGCAGGCTTCGTAAAGCAGATCGTAGATTTCGCTCACGCTTAGCATCAGCCCATCCTCTCAACAGACACCTCGTCGGTTTCTGGGTACCAGTAAATGTTGACATAGTGTTCCTCACCGTCAAGCATCATATCAACACTGATGCTCACAAAGGGCGGTTCATCTGCATCGAACACAGTACCTACAAGTCCAGTAATCATTAGTTTCTCCTTTCTTCGTGGCTGATGCATTTATACTAAAGCTCTCTACCGTCGCCTGTCAACAACTACCACGTGACGTGTACCACATTATCGTGAGGGCAAAATAAGACCCCCACATGTGCCGTCATGCAGGGGTCTTATCGGATGATCAATCTATACCTAGTGTATCACACCAACAAGAGATTGTGCAGCCACTAGGACTTGTTCATCCAGTCATAGATGATTGCTTCAGCGACACCCTGTGGACAGTCATAGTCCTTGTAGTAGTTGGGATACAATTCTTCGATAGCTTCATCAGTATCCCACCAGCCTGACCAGTTGTCTACACCCAACCAGTTGCCGATCTTCATCTCCACTGCCAGGCCATAGACCTCTCGCAGCCACTCTTCAGTGACGATGAACTCGCCCTTTCCGATGTACCTAATTCCGTCAGTCATGGCAGCACCTTCCAGCCTTCACCATCTCCAACATACCCCTTCATCTGCGTATCTGACAACCCGGATTCCATAAACAAGTCAGTATCTTGCACCCAACAATACTCCCAATCCACGCCAATAGACTTCAGGTAACGCTCATCATTAGGGCTAACCAAAATTGCGCCAGGTGCAAGCCGATGGAACGGGATAGTCAGCTCACTGAAATTGATAATCATTCTCGGTTCTCCTTTGCCTCGACAAGGCGGTACTTAGCGACCGCGTAGTCGTCTTTCTCTTTACGGGCGAACTGACCAATCCCATCTTCTCAGACAGGTAAGCGTGAACAATCGGGTACTTCTTACGACTGCCAGTCTTCTTGTTGAAAATCACGTAGATTTCCTCAGCAGGATTAGTCATTGTTGCCTCCACTCGTTTGCATGTCAATATCAGGAAGGATCGTCTCAGGCCTGAAGGCAACCTTGTAGTGTAACGTATCGACAGACGAGGCGTCCATCTACTCCACGAAGTAGGTCACGTTATCGCTAATCCCGAGATAGTGCTTCTTGAACTCGCCCTCACCCGTCTTGCAGGTGACTTCGAGCTGTTGGTCTTCCTTGTCCTTCGTGATTGAGCACAAACCCTCAATCGACAGAAGGTACTTATCCGTGATGCCGTTAACGAATACAACACGGCGCATCACCTTGAAATTGTCGCTGTCATAGCTGATGTTGCGTGAAGCAGTATCAGCCGCGCTACACGCACCAAGCGACAGGGCCGCAGCAACCACGGCGACATAGCCAAAAATCTTCTTCATCATGCGTGGATACCGTAGTAGAAAACACAGCCAGCAAGGCAAGTAAGAGACACACAGAGCATAATTGTGCCCGCCGCCACCACCTTGTCGCCCCAAGTGTAGACCTCATCGAGCATGACCCCAAGAAGTGCTACTGCAAAACTGAGGATCAGCAGCCCAACAGCAAAAGTCAACATTACTCCTTGTCTCCCTTCGTAAAAAGGTTCATAATGTCATTGTCTTCCGAGTAATTCTTCAAGAACAGATTGTTAGCGACAGCCAGCAGCCCTACAGGCTTAAGATCGTTCTCCGTATCAAGGAAGAAGTCACAGTACTTAACGAAACGGTCGTCCAGCAGCGTGTCCCCGTTCTCAGTGTCCAGCACCGTTTCCAATGCCTCGTTGTGCTTCTTGGCAAAATCACTCGACACCGGCTCACGGAAGCTAACTGACTGTGCCTCCTCCTTCAAATGGTTATTGCCCTGGATGGTTTCAATGAAGTCCGCCACGCCCTCCCAGATGAAGGACTCATCTGCTGCAGCAAACCAGCCACCAGAGGTCTTCACGAAGCTGAATGTGCCAGCACGGAAAAACTCAAGATCGACAATCCAACCAGCAGGAAGCGCATCAAGAGCAGCCTCAAGGACCTCCGTGTTGTGGACCAGATCAATGTGATCTGTATCGACAGTAACCAGCATTACTTATTCTCCTTATCCTTCACGTAACGCCACGCGCTGTCAGCACCAGCAAGGATGCCAAGAACATGTGGATTCTTACTAACTGATCCCAGATCGAAGTTGCCAATAAGGCCGTCGAAGAAGCCCTCAACGTAGTCTTTCTGCCACTTGTCGAACTGTTCCATGCCAATTCCGGCAATGTAAGCTTCCAACAAGGCCCTGTTCAGCGGGTACTTGTAGCCGTACTCATCAGACAAGGCAACCTGCCGTACTTCTTCAAGCTTGTCGATAGCTTCCTTTTCACCAACAATGGTGAGGAAGATGTCATTCTCCGTGTGCATAAGGCAACCAAAAACACTGGCAGTGCGCTCTAAAGCCTTGCCAATGATGTCTTCTGGGTTAAGAGAGCAGTACCCGATCTGGGCGGGATTGCCATACTCGACACCATATTCATCCCTCAGTACGTCATTAGCAAGGACATAATCAGCCCTACGAATGAACTGCGCTGCTAGTTCAACTGGGTGCTTCACGATGCCCACCCCACCAGGTACATAATGACGACAGCAGCCTTTTCATCAACCACATTGCGCAGGTACTATAGGACACAGACTCCTCGCTGGTCCATGCACCTTCAAGGTTCATCATTCCAAAAGGGCAACTATAGAAGTAATAGTGGTCATTAACCTTGACGACAGTACCTGGTTCAAGAAGCTCACCATAATTACGGTTTGAGATGCAGTTGGAATCCTTAACAGTGACCAGGACATCCTGCATCTTCCACGTAAGCCCACAGTACAGATTGCTTAGATCATCTTTTACCACTACAGCATCTTTGGTAGCGCGCTGTGGCTCGGGTGGGTTGTTGTACGAGCACTTAGGGCAGTTGCAAGACATTGTTGTTTCTCCTTTGTGTTAGGCGTTAGGCGTTAGGCGTTAGGCGCGAAGAGGACGTCGACAACCTGGTCAGGCAGTGTGATGTATTCCTCCATCTTTTCGATGGTGATGCTCTCACCATTGCTGTTTACCCACCGCTCTTCGCTGTTAAACACCCATACGGTGCTAGTGGGCTTTCGCAAGAGGATGGCAGTGCCCGGATCAAGCAGGCACTCGTATGCGATCCAATGGCCTGTTGAGATGCAGAACTTCATGATGTTTTTCTCCTTTGCGTTTGTTGATGTCTTTAGTGTATCGGAAGAAGGGTCGTAGGTCAAGAGGATACAGTGTGACTTGATAGGTCCTGAATACACGTGCCATTAGTCCTGAATGTACGTGGGGGTATGACACCCCCCACCAACTTTACACTCGCATAGCATTTGATTTTTTACTTGTCAAATCGAGGCCCCAAAATCCGAAGTGTCAAGTGATTCCCCCTCCCAGCCACCAACCGGACCCTAGACAAAACCCAAACCGATCCCCGAACCAATTTTGTGACGCCCCTCACACAGTTCCCATCTCAACGCCACCCATAACTTAGGTAAGCCTAACCTTAGCATCGTGACTCACGCCACCTTACCTAACTTAGGCTCACCTAACTTACCTACCCATCGCCTAACTTACCTTGCCCTTACCTTACCTCACCGTCTCCAACAAACCAGCATGAACTAGCAACAACCAACAACACGCTACCCCCTAAATTTCGCCTCACGAAATACCCCCCTGAAATGCATACACACAATGTAAAGTGCATAGTATACAATGTAATTTTGTGAATTATGTATATGTAGTACCTCGGAATAAAAACAATGTAAAGTACATATATACAACAAGATTCCTATAATAATGTAATGTATATCTAAGTATATGTATATATGTATTATATAAATGTAAATGTTTTTTGCATGTCGTGTGTGTACGTGTTAAGAAGGAGTCCACGCGGTTTTATTGAGAATGATTCTCATTATCAGTTCTTCCCCCTCCTGAATTGTCCTGACATTTACGCTACGCCACTCTCACGCTCTTTCAGACCCCTACCTAGGCCCACATACTACTAGCCACCCAAAACACGCTCAAACAGCCTCCTAGGCCCCTTAACGACC